GGGTACTATTGATGACGCGATTTGTATGCGTGGCGGGGTGGATCGTACTGCATCTAATGATTTTTCGGGATTTGATCTCGACCAGCGGCTTTACGTAAACATGTACATGGTTGGGAGTTTGCGTTACACTATGCAAAGGTTCACTGAGACTTACCCCGATGATGTAATGTGCATTTGTTTGATTTGGACTTGGCCGATGGTGTAATTGCACTTGGTTGATGGTGTGGTGATTTGGGCAACGATGAAGTTTCCGTCGGGTGTGTGGATAACGGGCGAGAACAATTCCGTTTATGACAGTGGAGTGACTAGAGTTAGCTACGCCAGTGAGTTCATTGATCGCCACCCTAACCAAAGTATCCAAGCTTCTTTGGCTGCTATTCCTTCTTTTCGGTCCATGGTGACTTTGCGAACTTATGGTGATGACAATCGCTTTGGCGTTAGTGTTCTTTGTGATTGGTTTGATAGGTGTATCATGGCTCGGCACGCTCGTAAGCTTGGTCAAGTTGTTACGCCTGCGTCAAAAGATGGAATTCTATTACCTTTTGATAAACCGGAAGATGCTAGCATGCTTAAACGACGTTTTGTTCGAATTGATGGTGAAGAGATTGCCACCCTCGCGCCTTTGGAATTGACTTAAATTTACAAATCTCTTTTGTTTTCCGTTGAAGAATTGGGCGTTCCGGCTGGTGTGCGCGATGCGATGGCCATTGAGAATGCTCAGCGTGAGATGGTTGCACATGGTCGTGGAGCCTTTAATGATTTGCTTTTGAGCCTCCCTCCCTCGCCCATCATTATTGGTTCTTACATTTGTGAATGGTAGACTTTGAGTTATGACACTTTGTATAGGGAGATGTTGTCTGGTTCTTTGCGCACGTGGGAGAGTGGTGGCCAGTAGGACTTTCTGGATGAGCCTACTGCTTTGGGCTTTTCCTCTGACAATCCTCTTTTTGATTTCTCGCTTATTGTTGCCACTCCCGAAAATTCTGTTTTGAATTTTTCGACTACTGCCACTTCTGGTGTGGTTTCCACGGAAATGACCACTGGCTCTTCTGATTTCCCTACTTCTACAGTGGTTTTGGCAGAGCAACCGGTTTCTCATGTGATCGAGGGTGACCCGTTGGTGTCTGGGGCCAAGATTGGCATGTTTGATGACTGGTTGGAGCGTCCCAGTTTGATCTACAGTAGCACAGACGTCGGAGCTGCCGGTGTTGTCGCGGTCAATTTGGCCTAGCAATGGCTGGCCAATGTCTTGGTGGCTCGAAAAGTGGCCGGTCATTAGAGTCTTGCCGGTGTGTTGAGAGTTTACATTTAGGTTGTTGGGAACCCGCGAACTGCAG